TTTGGTATACTAGGTGGAGAGCCTACTAATCTTAAACTTATGAACTATTTATCTACTAAGTTTATTACGGGTAGACTATCAAATAAAAGACTTATTAAAACTATTGTTATGAGTAATGCGTATAAGCGTAGTAGCAAGTTTGATAAACATAATTATGAGATTGATCCTGACAATATTTATTTCTGGAGAATGAATGAGAAAAGATTAGAGGCTGAACAAATTAGGGATTCATTATTATTTGTATCAGGTAAGCTAGACGGATCGCATAAGAACATCAGTGATTTTCAACAAGATATAAAAGATCCTAGCAAACAATTAAGAAAGTATATTGGTGAGACAAAATCAAGATCAATTTACATTCCTTCATTAAGAGATAATAAGGTTGAGGTACTGGATATATTTGATAGACCAGATAATAGTTTGCTTAATGCTGAGAGAAGCGTTACGACAGTTTCTACCCAAGCATTATTTCTTATGAATAATCCTAAGATTATAGCATTAGCACAAGAAGAAGCAAAAGTATTACTTGAGAGTAATAAAAAGATGGGTAAAACAATGCCTGACATATTGCATCGTAACAATGTTAATAGTATATTCCTTAAATTTTTAGGTCGTCCATCTACAGAAGAAGAAAATAAAAAATCTATAGAGTTTATTAAACAAAGCGACAATCTTGCTAAGTTTATACAAATTATAATCTGCACAGGAGAATTTCGCAATGTTAAATAGAAGAAATTTATTACAGGCTAGTAGTTTTGGTTTCGGTATGTTAGCCTTAAAAGGATTGATGGCAGAAGAGGCTATGAAAAGTAATAAGAGAGTTATATTCATGTATATGAATGGTGGTATGACTCATACGGATACTTTTGATCATAAACCTTTAATGGTAGAAAAAGCTGGTATAGATGATCCTGTAAGTAAAGGCAGGAAGATTATGAAACCGGCAGTACCTTTAACTCCAGCAGGAGATAGTGGTATAGAGATTAGTGAAAACTTTCCACACTTGCGTAAACATGCAGATGATTTATGTCTGTTGAATGGCATGAAGAGTAAAACAGGTAATCATAATCAAGCAAGAAGTTTATTGCATACTGGTAATTTTCAATTCAGTAGACCTAGTATGGGCAGTTGGTTATTGTATGGATTAGGTACAGAGAATAAAGAGTTACCGGGATTTCTAACTATAGATGCTGGTATTGGGCCTGATAATTATGGTAGTTCATTCTTACCAGCAATATATCAAGGTACTGCTATTAATGCTGGTAGTAAAAGCCCTATACCTAATTTGGTAAATCAATCTACAACAAAAGATAGACAAAGAAAAGATTTAGATTTATTAAGAGACTTTAATCAGATGCACCTGAAAGATGGTGCGGAAAATAGTAGACTAGAAGGATTGATTGAGAGTTATGAGTTAGCTTTTAGAATGCAAACAAGTGTTCCTAATACTGTTGACATATCAAAAGAATCACAAGAAACCTTACAAAAGTATGGTATCAATGATAAAGCTACTGCTAAATTTGGTAAACAATGTTTATTAGCTAAGAAATTTAGTGAGGCAGGAGTAAGATTTGTAGAGATTGGTCATGGTGGTTGGGACATGCACCAGAATATTAATGATAATTTAAAAAAGAATACAACTGCTATTGATAAACCCATTGCCGCTTTGATACAAGACTTAAAAGATTCTGGATTATTTGAAGATACAATTATATTATTTGGAAGTGAGTTTGGTAGAACTCCCGGTATAAAAGAAGGTGCAACAGGTAGAGATCATAATAATGGTGGATTCTCTATGTGGATGACAGGTGGTGGTATTAAAGGTGGTATTAGATATGGTTCTACTGATGACTTTGGGCATAAAGCAGTAGATAGTATGGATATGCACGATTTACACGCTACTATATTACATCTTATGGGTATTGATCATAGTAAATTAACATATAGATATAGTGGTAGAGATTTTAGATTGACCGATGTATTTGGAAATATTCAACACGATATTATAGCATAATGGCAAACAAGAAACCAAGAAAAAAGATTCCTAAAGAATTAGCAATTATTCAAGCAGATAACTGTACGGGTTGTGAGGCTTGCTTAGAAGTATGTCCTGTTGATTGTATATTCCAGATAAAACAAGGAGTAACTCAATGGTGTGAGATTGATCTGTCTACTTGTATAGGTTGTGAACAATGTATCCATGTTCCCGGCAACAAGGGCAAGACGTATGATGTTAAAGTTTGTCCTTGGGATGCTATTGAGATGGTTCCTACCGAAGAGATTGCAGTAGCACAGGCTGATATGGGTGGGCCAGAAAAATATATAGATGAAAATTGGGATAGATTAGTAGATATAGCACAGAATATAGCTGACTTGAAGGGCAAGAAATAATATTAAAGTTTACTGTTGACATCAGACGATAATATGTTATACTGGAGAAAACGCTCTTGGAGAATATATAATGGAAACTTTGATTGATCCTAAAGACATTACTAATTACAATCGTACAGATGTTGAACTACAATCATTCTGGATATTCTGTATTCTTGTTGCAGGAAAGAACAGCGATACTACTGCTAGATTAGTTACTAAACTATTAAAAGATAGAGGAGATAAAACTCCTTTTGAATTTATCAAGAGTCTACAACTGGTTAAACTGCATGAATATATTAAAGTTTGTAAAACTGGACAGTACGATAGGGTACGCAAGGCTTTATATTTCTCTGCTAAATTAGACTTGAGGACTTGTACCAGAGATGACTTGATGGACGTATACGGTGTTGGGCCAAAGACTGCTAGATTTTTTCTGCTGCATAGTAGAGAATTTTGTGATGAGGTTGTGTTAGATACTCACATTCTAAACTGGATGAGAGTAAAATGTGATATAAAAGATGCCCCTAAGAATACTCCACAGGTTCCAGAAAAATACGCTAAATATGCAGGATTGTGTAAATACTTAATGGAAACACATTATCCCGGCTTGACATTGGCTCAAGCAGACCTTATGATTTGGACAGAAATGAGTGGGAGATTAGATTGATGTTTAATAGCATATTACATTCTTTAGGCTTATGTCCTTGTTGTCATTTAAATTTAATGAACATTTTATTGTTAGGAAGTCCATTGATTGCTTTCATAACTTTTAAAGCTAAATCTATTTATAATTTTTTTGTTACAAAAGAAGATAAAGAAGATACTAAAAATTCTGTTTGACAAGCACAATAGGTTTGATATAATAGTATTGGAATGGGTTTTATTCTTTCTTAGGAGCGATTATGTCTCAAGTTGTTGATTTTACCTTTGAGGTATTCGGATTTATAGAAACAAACTACGGCAAGAGTTGTTTAAGAAGCGTTAAGTCTAAAAAGAATCAAGAGATTGTCGATAAACTCTTAGAAGATTCACGATCTAAAGAGTATAGTGCAGATAGGACTGCTAATAAAATTATTGCTATGCTTAGACTCAACCCATGAAAAAGAAAAAATATAATAAATTAGAAATAGCAGTTGGTAGTTTCTCTGCAAAAGTTAGATCATATATTCTTATGGAATATAGAACAGCATATAATCATATTTATAGTAATATAAAAATTACCAGAGATGCTAGAAAAATATGTGCTGAATATTATTTGGGAGGCAATACTGTTCCATTTACTGCCGGACAAATAGTAGATTACGCAAGAAGTAAATATAAAGATGAATAACCCCACATTAGATAATAAAATATCACAAATTGTAAAGTTATGTAATGAAAAGATTCAACAACAATTTAAACATGAATCAACATCTGGTTATTATAATGATTATGATGATGGCAGAATCGTAGGTCAAGCGGCACTGTCAAGAAGAATACTAAATATTATAAATAAAATTAATAAATGACAGAATTTTTTATATTTGTAGTCTTAATTATAGCTATAGAAATAGTTACGCATCATTATTTTAGTAGATATGACAGATAGGTGTAAATAAAAGTATCATGCTATTGCTTTCATACCTTAAAAAAATAGGTTTTATGATGATACTTATAACTGTTTGTCGTACTTTGTTTTATCAGTTTTTTTTGCTTTTCGTGGGACTATCAGTAGGGTTTATATTAAATGTCGAATATGTAGGATGGAAGTATCCTATTGTCCATAACTCAATATACAATACTTTTTTCCCTATAGACTTTGAAGATGAAGGTGTTTTAGAATATCTATACAATACAGGACAATTTAAAATACATGCTTTTAATGGCTACCCAAAAAACTTTATAGTTATTGAAGAAGCTATGTGTGCAGAAGAATGGTACTGGTGCAAATATAGTTATACAGATAAAAATGGGAATACAAAAATAAAGATAGATCATGTTAGAATTAGATGGAAACCTTGGGAATATTATTATGAAGATGAGGCTAGAGAACCTGTAACTCAAGAAGAGATGGAAAAATATCTAAAGGAAGGAACACTAAATAGCCGAGATACTGATAGGGCTTTCAGGCTCAGGGACGAGATGAGAGACATGGAAAATAGTAAGATTAAAACTTAAAGGAAGGAAATGTTATGAGAACATTTTTATTTTTAGCGATTGCATTATGGGGTTCGATAGGTTATACTGGTGAGTGGGTAGCAGGTTCGCCTGTTGTTTTGCCTCCAATGATGGTGACAACTCCTATTCCTACTGCAACTTATGTAATACCACAACCACCCAGTTTAGTTTATGGTTGGGTTCCTTATTACTATAATGTTCCAGTGGTAATTGAAAGACGTTGTTGGTTTTTAAGAAAAGAAAGACAGATTACATATCGACCACAATTACAATGGTATTATCAACCTTTATATACAAGATAATGAATATATTTAATATACTAGAAATTGCTTGCGGAATAGTAATTGGTCAAATAATTGTTCGATTAATTATTAAATAGGAGATTTAATATGTCAATGATAGATGTGTGTGGTTTACTTTTTAAACAAATTGATAAGCCTGAAAATTTTGAGATGTGTAAAGCTATTAATGTTTATGATAATAAATATAGAATTAATATTTACACAAATATATACGATAAACTTAGGGATTTAAATACCAAAAGAATTACCCACAGTTATTTTGCAAGAGTAGACAAAGATAAATTAACTATTATAGCGTGAGTGTTTTATGAATAGGAAATGGATTAGTATAAGGAATGATCATCCAGAAGATGGTTGTAAAATATATTTCTTTACTAAAGATGGTAAATTGTTTTTAGGAACTTTTCAATACCAACAATATAGACATGGTAATCCAAATGTATTTCATGGTTCAAACAGACTATTAACATCAGAAGATATTACACATTGGATGTTATATGATCATCTACAAAGAGATGATTTGCCTTTGCCTCCAGACTATTACTCTCCTATTATAGATGAGATAGATATACCAGATGATCAGCAAACTTTAAATTTTACTTATGTCGCAAAGGATGTACAATGAACAGATTTGTTAAAGCATTAGAATCTAAGTATCAAGCCAAAGTAGACGAGGCTGTAGCTACTATAGATTTATATATGACCAGAGGCGCAGGCATTGGAGATCACCCAGATATTTTGGGAGTTCTCGACAAGTATTTATCTATTCTCGAAAGTAATAATGCTAAATTGGAATTGATTAAGAAAGTGTTCCCATCAAATGATGAGCAAGATCAACAAATTAAACAAGAATAATTATATCACTAATAGTTTTGTTATTGTTGTTTTGTCTACAGTAGTTGGTTATCTAATTGGTAGATTGATATAAATTATCTCAAGGACAAAATAAAATATGGCTTTATCTAAAAAAGATAAAAAAGAAATAGAATATCTTAATTTTAAGAATGATATTAAAGATTTTGCAAAAGAAGTGGGATATAATAATATTATTCGTTACATGATAGATCATTTTGACACTATTGAAGACATTACTAATACCCAAAGTATGGAACTATTCAAACTTATCTCTTGTTTACAAGATGCTTTGAAGTCTTATGAAAGATTAAAGAATGACCTCCAAACCGTCTGAAGACAATCTACAATATAAACAGATGAGCAAGGATAAAAAGATACCTTTAAAGTATGCTTGTGTTCAGCCAGATATTAAAAACTATATTTCAACATTTGAAAAACAAGTCCCTCCTGTATTATGGCAACACATAACTGATCTTTATAAATTAATAGAGTATCAAATGATACATCAATTAAAACAAGAATCCCAAATGACTTCGATGAAACACTTGGAAGCATGGAAAAGATATGATAAGGATACGAGAGAGTATGATCCTAAAATTAGAAGTTATAAAAAAGATAAACCGGGAGATGCTTACAAAGAATGAATTGGACTAATATAAAAAGATGGGCTAAAGATAAGGGGTATAAAGTTGACAGAGAAAAATCTGGAAATGAATCTAATCCTTATAATTATCAGTGGAAGTTATTAGAAAATCCTGAAAGAAATGGAACTACTAATAGCTTGAGTAAAATAGCTATGAATATTTATAATGACATAACAGACAACAAACATTTAGAACATCAAGAAAGATATAGACAACAACAAATACAGAAAGAAATAGACTATGAAAGATCGTCTTGGTGATGATAAATCAATTAAAAAACAATCAATAACAATGACTACTATTTTTGGTAAAGCTATAGAAGCAGTTGTTGCTTATATTGTTTTGTTTTTCTTTAAGCCTGTGTGGGACAGATTAGTTAAATGGTGGAATAAAGACAATGATAATAACAGATAGTTTTGTGTGGTGGCATCTTGCTAAAACAGGAGGTACAAAAACACAAAAACTTATTCATAGAACTTTAGATACTTATAAACTTGGTGGTATTGTTTTTGAACATAGTTTAACAGATCATCAAAAACACACCAATATAGTTCCATACAAAGATACTGTTGATCCATTTTTGGCACGTTACCATAAACTATCTACTAATCCAAACACACCCCTACAATCATCAGTACATTTACCAGACCTTGCTAAAAAACTTACTCATGTTATTGGATTTAGAAAGCTACCAGGATTTTTAAAGTCTCATATTATACACGCAACAACAATAGGCTTATATAAATACAAAGATATAGAGCATCAGAAATTAATAGAGATTAAAGAAGTATATGATTGGGCTAAACAAAAATGTTCCGAAGGTAAAATATTTTTACCAGAGTATGCTTGGGATATTCCATTCCTACAAAACCATCATAAATATCATACAGACCCAAAAGAAATTGAATCTATTATACAGATATGGGTTAAAGAAAAGAATTGGATTAGTGCCGATGAGTATTTGATGTCTTATTCAGAAAATATGATTGATCCTAAGTTTTTAAGGATGGAGTTTTTACTACAAGACTTTTATGATTTTATTTTAGAATTGTACCGTATTGAAGCATCTCAAATTTTAGGAGATATACAGCAGGTATCAGCACCAACTAAAGAGAAACTTGTAAAACCTTTGGGCGGCTTTATAGATTTTAATTTTACTGAAAAAGAAACAGAACAGATGTATAAAAATTGTCCACAGTGGAAAAAAATAGAGGACGAAATATATGACAACGAATGATAACAACAAAGTTGTTTTGATTAATGTTAGCCCAGAAGCAGAGAAAAATATAGCGTACTGTGCTAGGGTGTCCAACCCAAACAATCAAGATAATAATAGTATTGCTGGTCTACTTGGTTATTGCATTAAACATAAACACTGGTCTATATTTGAAATGGCATTTATGACTCTTGAGATTAATACCAACAGGGGGATTGCTGCACAAATATTAAGACATAGAAGTTTTACTTTTCAAGAATTTAGTCAGAGATATGCTGATACAACACATTTAGCAGAAGAGATACCTGTATTTAGTTTAAGAAGTCAGGATAATAAAAACAGGCAAAATAGTATTGATGATGTAGATCAAGAAACAGTATTTAAGTGGAACAGACAAATAAGAGAGCATTTTGCTAGAGCAAAAGGACTATATGATGACATGATTAAAGATGGTATAGCGAAAGAATGTGCTAGATTCATACTTCCTTTAGCGACTCCCACAAGGCTATATATGAGTGGAAGTATTCGTAATTGGATACACTATATTGAATTACGAAGTGCTAATGGTACACAGAAAGAACATCAAGATATTGCTTTAAAGTGTAAAAATATTTTTATCACTAGATTTCCTATCATAGCAGAAGCATTAGAATGGACTAAAGATTCTACTTGACATTGACGATAACTATGATATACTTGGAACAAAGAAAGGATTTTGGTTATGAGTAAAATTATTATAGGATTTGCTGGTTGGGTTGAGGCTGACCCTGACAGTATTAGATTTCAATGGATCGGAGATTACATAGAGAATGAATCTCACAGACATATTATTACAGGTACAGAGTATTTAAGGTTAGATGAAGATGAGCGTGATGATTATATCCTAGGAGATTTAGGAGTAGCATATACAAATGCTTTTGATGGTGAATTAGATATGTGCGATGTAAGTGTAGAAGAAGACCCGGATCATGTTGCTAAAGAATTTCTCGAAGACTTATTGAAGGATAAGATTTAATGAGACATCTTATTGAAGAAAACGATATGGATATTGTTCTTGATGCTCTTGATTCTTTGCATGAAGACATGAGATGGAACAACAAGAATGGAGACAATGTTGCTCCATATTCTTATAATTTAAAAGAAGTAGAAAGATTATACTATAGATTTGCTAAGGAGGTTGATGGATAATGGGTAGTGATATTTTTACGGAAAGTGCTGTTGCAGTTCCAATGGTAGATTTTCTTCGCAGAAATGCAATTAAAAAGAAAGCCTGTAGAGAATTAATTACAAATATCTTTTCGCATAGTAATTATATAGATAAAAATGCTGCTGCTAATATGATTAAAAATAAAGATGGATTTATCGAAACATTTATTGCTGAACTTAGCATGGAGGAAGGGGAATACTCATCTGGCTATGAAAATGATCGTGAGCGTAATGCTTTTATGATTAGAACATTTTGCGAGCATACAGATATTGATGCTGATGATTTGCCAGAATGGAGCATAAGAATCTTTAATAGTTGTAGAGAATCGGGTTATGATATAGAGACTGATGTTTTGTATATCATGTTTGAGTCTTATGACCTTTTTGAGACAAAGATGACTAAATTAGGACAAGAACTTGCTAAGACATTAGAGATGGCATTTATTACTGAAACTACTTGGACTGTACATTCTTATTGATTGTTCTAGGGATTCACAATATCATCTATAACTATATAGATTCATCGTATTATTCCTAGAGCAATCAGATGGGGTTTGGTGTATTTTCACTCAGCCTAAAGTTTTCTTGACAAGCATCCGATAATACATTATAATCGTGTGCTGGAGGTATATTATGAGATTTGGACTTTGCTGCATTTCAGAACAATTAAAAGAAATTGATCCTAATATTAGGTTTCAAACAATGACATATAAACGATTTAGCCAACTAGATCGTCAGGAAGCATTGTCTACACTAGGTTCAAGAATACTTAACAACATGGAGGTTACTAATGCTACCATTATGCACTGTGCAGAGTATAATTACTGCTATAGGATCAGTAGTGATCTTTTTCCTCTTATTACCTATAATCTTGCTAATATTTCTCTTAATGACCTGCCTCAATATGACGAGATTCTTGAGGAAATAGATAGCATAGCATATACTATACAGCAAAATAGTGTTCGAGTATCCTGCCACCCTAGCGAGTTCAATGTTCTTGCATCAATTAATACAGAAGCAGTAGATAGAACAATTAAAGAGTTAAATTTTTATAGCAACTTTCTTGACATGATCGGTTGTTCAGCAGACTATAATTGTCCGATGAATTTACACATTAATAATCGACAAGGAAGTAACGATGAAGTTGTGGAAAGATTTATACAAAATTTTAATAGACTTAGCGATAATTGTCGTCACCGTCTTGTTATTGAAAATGACGATAAACTTAATTGCTGGTCTGTAAAACAACTTATAGAAGATTTTTATCCAAAAACCAATATACCAATCACCTTCGACTATTTACATCACTCCTGTCATTCAGACGGACTGACAGAAGAAGAAGCAATACATTTATGCTATGACACATGGCAAAATCATACTCCTTTATTTCATTATTCAGAATCGGCTCCCGGCAACAACCCAAGAAAACATGCCGAATATGCAGAACAAGACTTCTATATATATGATTTAGATTTTGATATTGACATGGAACTTAAAAAGAAAGACAAAGCAATAGCACAATTTTTAGAAGGTGTCCCAGCATGAGTAGTTGGTTAATAATTGTTACTGGATTAATTTATCTTTATGTTAGTTTAGAACAAATATATAAAGGCAATGCCGGTATGGGTATCGCCTATTTGGGATATAGTTTTTCAAATATTGGTTTATATTTATTAGCATCTAAATAGGAGATCAAAAAATGAAAGAACCAAAAAAAATACCTCTTGACCCATCGACTCCACAAGCCAAACAAGTAAAGCAAATACCTATGCCTTCTTTAGAACAAGAAAGAGAAGGGATATATCCAGAATCTATGCAAGATGATGTTTATAATAAAACAGAAGGAAAAGAACAGACATTTTGGAACTTTATAGAAAAATGTAAAGATTCAAAAAAAAGATGGATGGAAAAGCTACAAGAAGAGAATATTAAAAAATAATATTTTATGATGATCTTAATCTTGTTCGGCAACTACATGATTGTTATAATAACTTATGTTCTTATTCTGCATTGGCTGTTTAAGCATACGTGAAACTAATGAATCAAACAGGACTATAAATTATGGATATTAGTATATATGATGATGTATTTGTATTAGACTGTGGACAAAATCATGCCACATATTCTCATAATGGCAAACCTACAGTTAAAATTAAGACAAAAGAGATCATTCAATTAGTACAAAATATGCCTAGAAATTCTTGTTTAATTTCTGAGTATGCTCATTTAGGCTATGCAAGAAAAGAACTCTCATTATCTCAACCACTTGAAGCACCTCAACTAATTAGCCTATATGCTAAATGCAAATCAAGAAATATTGATCTAAAACTTTTTCCACAGAAATCAACCCCTAGAGCATTGGAACATGCTTTTGGTAAAAACCTTTTCCCCGGCATCAAAAGAGACAAGATAAAACATGATATGAGAGACCCCATATCTATTTATCATCTTCTATTAGATTTCCCAGAAATATCTTTAGCAAATCCTCCTAGTGCAGAAAATTTATACAAAATTAATCCTAAGATACAAGAAGCGTGGGATTTTAAAGATTATACAAACATAATTGCAAACTATGCCAGAAAATTTAGTTCAGAAACACAAGAAGAACATGAGTCTGGATATGTATTGCCAATGGATCAATATAGAATCCCTAATGATGGAGTTTTGAATTTCTTTTTAAATAATGTAGATTACATATATGACCAACTTGATGATTACCAAAGAGATATATTTGGACTTACATTAGACACTAGATCAAATGCTGTAGGTAAGTTGTATTTAACTTCTATTGGAAAAAAAGACCCCAACAAAGGCAAACATACTGCATGGCAGTCAGGCTTGAGCATAGCACAAATATACTCCGTTCTTATTACATTAATGGATCACGAAGGTAATTATAGATACAGACCTAGTACGCAAGACTTTGCTGGTTGGGCATGGGTAAAAAGATTTATATTTTGTATGACTCCTTTTCATTTTCGTGGTGGTGTTATTCGTAGCAATATTTATTATCACGGTATGAGATCGTGGGTTGCTACAACAGCAAAAGAAGAACATAGTGTATCATTAAGAAAGGGCCGCACTTATTTTCATAGAGGAACATTTACTCCAGAACAAGATGCCGCATTTAGACATTGGAGAATAATATACGTCAATGCAATCAGGAAATTATTTCAAATTTGTAAACCATTAATGATTGCAGAAAGAGATGCTAATATTGAAAAGCATCAACAGGCTTTAAATTTAGTAGCAAAAGAACCTATTAAAACAAAGAACAAAGAAAAACAGTTAGAGTTTGTCTTAAATTAAATAGCAAGGATGCAAAGGTTTAAATTATGATATGTTCATAATACCTGAGTTAGTTTAGTTTTTAAGGAGAAAATATGAGATTATTTTTAGCAGTATTGTTTTCGGTAATTAGTGTTTCTGCATTTGCTGGTGAAGCACCAGTAGCACCAGAACCAGTAGCGGTTGCCTCAACTGATTGTGATAGTTGTAGCAGTAGCAACTGTAGGGTTCGCAGAGGCTTATTTGGCAGAAGGTATTTTGTTCGTTCTACAGATTGTGCTTCAGATAAAACTGGCAGTACATACTCAAGAAGCTGGACTGTTACAGATGGTTGTAGCAAGGTTCTTCGTTCAAGAAGTTTTAGTAGAACAATTTGCAACGGAAACTCTTGCGACTGTAAGTAATTTTACGGGGTGCGATAACATCAATCCCCATTTATTTCAAGGAGGAAATTTATGAAAAAGATATTATTACTATTAATTGCTATCACATTATTGACAAATGTTTGTGAGGCTAGAAGAAGTAGGAAGAAAACTAATACGACTTATAAGTATACATATTCTACGCCAGTAGATAACACTTCTGCACAAGGAGTGGCGAATACAATGGCATCAAGAAATTGTGTTTCCCATTATGGTGGACATCATAATACTTATGAAGGTTGTGGTAGTGGTTGGACACAGGATGCTGCATATAAAAATTGTTGCTACAGTAATAGCGGCATGTCTGTAGTAGATGTTGGATATGCTCAGAGTAAATATGGAATGTGGTATTGTTGTAAAAGATATACCAGATAATTTTAAATGGGGGAGATAATTTCAAACCCATATTTTTACCTAAAGGAGGTAGAAATAATGAATAAAGATAACATAAAAATTTTTTTGTTTGTTGTATTAGCACTAATTGGTATTATTGTAGTACAAAGTTTAATATGGATAAATGTTGGCCCATGAATATTTGGAAAATCTGGTGTAAAGCACTGGGAGAAAAATCTGGAACAAGCGATAGGCAAAGTGATGGTATTGCCTTTATAAGAACTATGCTTGTAATACAGGCTATTGTTACTAACTTTTTTATAGTAGCAAATATATTAAAAGGATGGTATTTATGAATATTAAATATAAATATCAGACCTTCTTATCTATAGTAGTAATATTATGTATGTTTTACCTAAGCAATCAAGACACAAAGATTAAACAAGAAAATTTAGTAAAGCAATCAAAACCAAAAAAATTCGTACAAGAATGGAAACCTATAGATTTTTATCTTATATATCAAATGTGGACAGACAAGGACTTAATCGAACTAAGAAAACAAATAGAGAGAGATGATGCTAAAGTTAATCGTTGACATTGCCGATAATTATGTTATACTGGTAGTATCAGTTTATTTCACAGGAGATTGATTATATGCCTAAAGGTAAAAAAACTTGCGAGAAGTGTGGACATCAGTGCGGCCCAAGAGCATATATGTGTCCAGAATGTCAACATCCTTTTATGTTTGCTGTTCAAAGTAAAGAACGGAAAACAACTAAGATGATTAGAAAGTTCGACTGGAAGGAATTAGAAAAGGGTGACAGAATCAAGGCTACAGGAGGCCCATACTCTGTTGTAGACGGAGAGTTTATTCCTATGGGATGCAGAGGCAAGTTTACTGTGATGGGTCTTGACAAGAACGGCATCATAGCTTACGGAACAAAAGAAGGAGGCTTCTGTCATATCTGGATGGGAAAAGATGAACAAAATAAATTAACCGGAGTTTGGAGAACCAAACACAGGCTTGCTAAATTGCAATCTAAAAACCCCAGAGTAAAAGAAAAATGAAACAATACAGCATAATTGATATTGATGGATTCTCTAAAACAATTAGAGAACAAGCTGCTATGAGTTTAACTTCTGACGATTTATATACAGAAAACCTTGATCATTTCATAAATCTTATACAGGTTAAAACAATTATAGAAAATTTATCATCAGGAACAGACGAAGAAGGATACCATATAATCTGTGACGAAAACTTTGGAGATATTCTTGATGAGGTAAGAGTTATTCTGTATCAATCAGCATTATGCAAAATGGCGGCAGCGGGACATATAGAATGTGGATGGGACGATAAACTTGAAGAAATGGAGTTTTGGATTAACGATAACAAAGAAAGGCTTGACATTCCATCATTACCAGACTATTATGAGGAAGATGCCGAGAATTAATATAAAAGTTTTTAGTCTTGTTGTGGTTGACTAGAATCTTTTTGGAAATTTTAACCACATACTTCTGAAAGGTCTAATATGACAAAGCAGGATAAGGTAATTAATTATTTGACTAGAGGTAGAACTCTTAGTCAAGACAGTGCCTACTCAATGTTTGAGGTAGGTAATCTTAGGGCAACAATTAGTGACATCAAACCGATTGTTACTAAAAGTGGATTTAATGTTGTTCGTAGCACAGGGCGTAATGGCGAAACACGTTATGGTCTTATTCGTAAGACAAAGCGCAGTACGGTCAGTACACGTTAATAATAAAAATACATAGTAGCCTAATTTAAAACCATACACAATAGGGATTGATTCACCGCTTTATATTATTTATTTAATATTCAATAAGTTATCAATCAATGATTAGGTTTGTCATTCTACTATTATTTTAAGGGGCGTAAGGTAAGCCGGTGGCATCCGTTACTCTTATAAGGTAATCATAGGGAGGTTCAACTCCTCCACGCCCTATTTGTAGCAGATTTAGTACGTCATTATATTTAATTATAATTCACAACGTTATCTGCTATATGCCCCTATAACTCAATCGGTAGAGTAGCGGTCTTTTAAACCGTATGTTATAGGTTCGAGTCCTATTGGGGGTACTAAGGAAAAGAAAATGAAATATGAATGGCACAAAGAACTTTCTACTCTTCCAATAGATATTCATTGTCCTTATATACCAAAAAATGTAGATAAGGATACAAGAGAATATATAAGCAAGTTTTTAGAAGATGGTTATGTTATTATTAAAAACGCAGTACCACAAGATATAGTAAAGTATTTAAAAAGAAATATACTCACAGGATATGACAACAAAGCATATTGTAATTACTATTGTGGTGGTGAAAAAGTCTTTGAACAGTTTTCTACAAAGGCAACAAAATATTTTAATGCCGAGATGAAAATATTAGATACTCATTACTTTGATCGTAAAACGCAGAAAGCAATATTTAGTCGTCCAATAAGAAACTTTTTAAACGCTATGTTTGGAAATGCTTTACCATTAGCATTTCAGTCTTTATCCTTTATTAAAGGTTCTGGACAGACTATACATGATGATAGAACATTTGTAAGAGTAAATAGTATAGGAAACTTTATTGCAAGTTGGATTGCATTAGAAGACGTTAAAGAAAACAGCGGTGAACTTATTTATTATCCTAAATCTCATAAATTAACCCCTCACAGATTTAAAGATGGTTCAATTTGGAACTTTACAAAACAAGAGATAAATATATATAGTGATACATTAGTGAAGAAAGCTGAAAATGCTGGTCTTGCAACAGAAAAATTTTATGGTAAGGCAGGAGATGTTTTATTCTGGCATAGCGGTTTGTTGCATGGTGGGACTAATAATAATAACAGCTTAACCAGAACAAGTTTAGTGACACATTATTGTCCTTATCTAAATTCTTATCCACCATATTTATTAAATAATCCTGACGCTCAATCACATATTCGTAGGACTATTGGTGATGATACTATTACTGGTGCTGTTTCAACAGGATTTAAAGAATATTACAACTACTCTAAGCATACTGGTTTATAATGACAACGGCTTTCGCAGAACAACTTATAAATAGAAGAACAGAAGATGGTAAATGGTTACAGGGTTGTGACCATACAACACTTTTATTAAATCATAAAATTAGAAATAAGATTATTTTTCAATCTATTACTGATCTTAAATGTCTTGATATTAATTTTGACACTATAGCTTGTTGTGGTACTAGCGGATTGTTAGTTGTTCCACAAATATCAGAGTTATTAAAAAAGAATATGCTTGTCGTAAGAAAGAAGAAAGAAAAAAGATATTCTCCATTTCAATATGAAGGGCCAATACCTAATAAGTATATAATTATCGACGATCTAATATGTAGTGGTAAAACCATTAAACATATTATTGATACTATTAAACAAGATTGTCCAAGATCAAAATGCTTGGGAGTTTATTGTTTTTTTAAAGACAAATGTGCATATAGAAAAGATAGTAGCTTATGTGAAAGAGACCTAGGAGTACAATATCTATGAATAAAAAACAAGAACTTATTTCTGAAACAGACTCTACAAGTTTTACGAGTAATTATAATTTAGAAGGCATAGTTTGGTATGGTAAAAATATTTCTGATTTAGATGTAGAAAATTTAACATTGAAAGAAACAGAAGATGAAAATTAATTATGATCCCAAGCTAGACTTTGATGATGTGTTACTCGTCCCACAAAGAAGTAGAACAGCATCAAGAAAAGAAGTAGAATTAAACAGAAACTTTTCATTCTACCACTCTATACAAAAGTGGAATAATATACCAATATTTGCTGCCAACATGGACACAACAGGCACAGTTGCAATGTCTAATGTTTTATCTAAATATAGAATGCCTACATGCCTTCATAAGCATTACGAAAAGAATCAGTACGCTAATATTATTAATAATTACGATCATCAATGGTACAGTATAGGTATAAAGCAAAATGATTATGATAAATTAAAATATTTTTGTGATGAGACTAATGAGGTTCCAAACATTTGTATTGATGTTGCCAACGGATATACTGATGACTTTGTAAATTTCTGTAGAAAAATTAGAGAAAATTTTGGTCAACGGACTATCATTATGGCGGGCAATGTTTGTACTCCAGAAATGGTTCAAGAAATAATACTACATGGTGGAGTTGATATTGTAAAAGTAGGCATTGGGCCGGGAAGTGCATGTACCACAAGACTTAAAACAGGAGTAGGCTATCCACAACTATCAGCTATAATAGAATGCTCTCATGCTGCACATGGTTTAAGGGCAGGACAAAGTAGGTTGGGTTTAATATGTGCTGATGGTGGATGCAGAACTTCTTCAGATGTATGCAAGGCTTTTGCTGCTGGTGCTGATTTTGTTATGCTTGGAGGTATGCTTGCTGGTACAGATCAATGCGAAGGAGATTGGGAATATTATCATGATATTAAAAAATCTTTAAAATTTTACGGCATGGCATCACATGCTGCACAGAAGAAATATGGTGGAATAAAAGACTACAGGGCAAGCGAAGGAAGAGTAAAAGAAATTAAATATAAAGGTGATGCTTCTATTGTTATAGAAGATATTCTGGGAGGTTTAAGAAGTGCTTGCTCATATATAGGATCAACATCTTTAAAAGATATGAGTAGATGTGCAGAATTTAATATAGTAAACAGGACTCATTTTGACCAAAGTGTGTAAATATGGATAAGATACATCCTGCAACATGGATACTATGGGGTTTGTTGATGATTAGTATAGCTACTAATTTTGTACAACAATCACAAATAAAAAGACTTGAAAAAGAATTACAACCTGTTATAATTAGACAGAACATTGAAGTTTTTACTAAACCGCCGAAAGGTATTAGATTTATATAAGGGGGCGTACTGGTATCGACAGATAGATAGAAGTATAGATCGCATCGACTGGTTGATCTAAAGGCCAGTTTAAAAATAGATCAAGATTTTAATTGCCGATACTTCTGTATTAGCACTCGCCGCTTAGGTGAGAGGGGTTGTATAAACCTTTTTACCCAATTATGCTGACTCCGATAATCGGATAGGGTTGTCCTACCTGAACTAAGAAGGTCGATAAGCGTAATCGCTTTGACGCAGGAAAGACTGATAGTTTTGTCTGTAGTATTAATAACAACAGACTAACGATGTAGAAGTTTATATGGAATTTATACTGGACAGGGGTTCGACTCCCCTCGCCTCCACTTATGAAAACTAAAGTAATCCTATTATCGTTATTATTAATCTTAAACAGTGTTGAATTATTTCGGCACAATCAGATACTTAGATTTTTAATAGATGGCAGACCAAAGACTATAACATATTTTCATACCACATTTATGTTTACACATATTGAAATTGAAGTAATTGAACCAGAGATAAAAAAAGATTCTGCCGCTTTTCAATCTATGAACATATATTTTTTTTCTGAAAATTTTGATTTACATCACACAATTCATTGGAGATATATAAAATTTATTGAAACATAAGGTGTATAGTAATAGTGTTGCAGCATCACTATAACTTGGAGACACATCTGATGTTTAAAAAATCTAAACAGCATTTGAGAGAAAATGACATGACATATTGGGAGCATTTCAGATTTGCTTCAGGTTATGGTTTTAAATGTATAATAGCGGGGTGTTTATTAATTCTTCATTCCATTATCCCCGCATACTTTTCTTTTATTGGTTCTAAAATTACAAATCAGTTAAACAATGTTTTTACAGATCAAAACGAATACCTATCTCTTAAAAATAGAGTAGAAGCATTTAAAAAAATAGTATACTACTACAGGTCTAAGGAATTAAAATAATGAGTAAAGACACAGAATTAAAAATTCTAAAACTAGAATTAAAACAACAAGAAATTGTAGAACAGAATCTAGCAAAAAAAATACAAAGATATGAACATGCTAATAAGTTAGTAAGAAATACTATAGCACAACAAGATATAGATGATCTAAAAGCAGAACAAAAAACTGCCCAACTTCAAAAAGAAATTTTGTCATCAAAAATAGAATCTATACAAGAATTATTCACTGGCGATTAGAGTAAAGATTTTGATTGACAACTTCCGATAAGTAGTATATACTGTAAGAGACAGGAATCACAGGACACAGGATATTATAATGAATAGCACAGAATATGTTATGGCTATGGTCAACGAACTGCGTAACAACAGCGGCACAAATGCCAAGCAAGAAATTATTGCTAAGTATTGCAAAGCAGGTAAAGAGGAAGATAACGGAGATCAACTTCATGCTAGAAGCATACTGAATCTAGCACATAATGACTATCTCATGTATGGCTTGACAAGCAACCAAGTTAAGAAACGACCAGACTTATTCTTCGGAGATTGTGAACCGGGATATGGTTTGTGTCAAATGTTCAGTGACTTAAACAACAGAAGATTCACAGGACATGATGCTATTAGAATTGTAAATGCTTATATTAATAAACATCCAGAACAAGAAGAACTTGTACATTGCATCTTAGATAAAGACCTAAAGACTAAGGTTGGTGTTAAACTTATTAATAAAGTTATACCCGATTTTATTCCAGAGTTCAGTGTTGCTCTTGCAGAAAAATATCAACCTAAATTAGTGGAGTGGAAAGATGAATGGTTCGTATCTCGTAAACTTGATGGGGTTAGATGTTTGGTTATTGTTGATCATTTTGGCAATACTACTTTCTACTCCCGAACAGGCAAAGAATTTACTACCTTGGGTGTTGTTGCCGATGGGATTGCAAGTCTTGGTTTATCTGATGTTGTGTTTGACGGAGAACTCTGTTTAATCGACGAAGATGGTAATGAAGACTTTCAGGGGATTATGAAACAACTTCGTAAGAAAGATCATACTATTGAGAATCCTTCTTATAAAATCTTTGACATGATGACTCAAGATGAGTTTAAAGCAAAGAAGAGTAATGACAATCTCTATCAAAGATATAAAGAACTATTGTTTACTATGGAAGATAATGAATGCCCCTGTCTGTCTGCATTAGAAATGGAGATAGTAGAAGATGATGACCACTTCCAACAGTGGGTATCCAAAGCAGACGATGAAGGTTGGGAAGGCGTTATGCTCCGCAAGAATGTTCAGTATAAAGGTAAGCGTAGTAAAGATTTACTTAAAGTAAAAACCTTCCATGATGCAGAATATGAGGTTATAGATACAGAAATGGGATCGTTTCCTCTAACGATAAATGGAAAAGAATGTGAAGAGGATATGCTTTCTGCCGTAATGATTAAGCATAAAGATAATATTGTCAGAGTAGGTAGTGGCTTTACTATAGAACAGAGACAAGACTTTTATAAAAATCCTGATGGTATCTTGGGCAAAATTATAACTGTTCAGTATTTTGAAGAGACTAAGAATCAGGAGGGAGGTATCAGTCTTAGATTTCCAACATTTAAAATACTACATGGAGACATGAGGACAGTATAGTATGAGCCAAATAATTATAAAAGACTATCTTAAAAAATATAAAGATGAACATATTTATTTTATACCCAACAGAGGTAGTGCTGGAGATTCTTTAATAGCTTATGCTACTCTCCAAATATTAGATAGTTTAAAGATTAAATATACTATAGGTTCTTATGAAGATAGTTTTACTGATAAAATTATTTTTTTTGGAGGTGGAGGAAGTTTGGTGTCTCCATACCAAAAAAGCAAAAGGTTTTTATTAAACAATCACAACAAAAACAAAATAGTAATATTGCCACATACCATATATGATGATTTTATATCTCAAATGAGTAGAGATACTGAAATTATATGTAGAGATACAATCTCATACAACTATGTATTAAATCATTACAAGAATATAAAAAATATATTTTTAGCTGATGATTTGGCATTATCTACTAATATACCTAAAAGTTTTTTAAATAGGGACATGATAAAAGAAGCTAATTGTTTTAGAACAGACAATGAACAAACCGATATTCGCATCCCATATAATAATAAAGACTATAGTATTCTTTGTAGAACAGGCAATAACACAAGTAATAGATATGATATTAAATATTGCACATATACATTTTTAAACGCATTATCTCTCTTTAGTAAAATCAATACAAACAGATTGCATATAGCGATTGCGGGATTGCTTTTAAATAAACCTGTTGATTTATATCCAAATTCTTATTTTAAAAACAAAGCTATATATGATTATAGTTTAAGTAAACATAGTTCAATTAAATTTATAGATGCAAAATGACTAACATTAATGAACATGGGTGGTGGTTTGATATTGACGAACAAGACCACAAACATGATGAATTATTACAAGAATCATTATTAGATTTCTTCAAAAAAGAAAATGCAACAAGTGTTGTAGATTTTGGTTGTGGCAGAGGTTACTATGCTAAGTTTTTAAATGACAACAATATACCTACAGATTGCTATGATGGGAGTCCAGACACTAAGATTAAAACAAATGGTATGTGTGATGTTCTTGATCTCGCTATAGATTTTGATTTAAATAAACAATATGATTGGGTATTATCACTAGAAGTTGGAGAGCATATACCAGAAAAATATTTTGATACTTTTATTAAAAGTTTATGTAAACACTCCAAAGAGGGTATTGTTTTAAGTTGGGCTATAAAAGACCAAGACGGTTTAGGCCATGTTAACTGTAGATCAAACGAATATATTAAAAATCAATTAGCAGAATTAGGCTATATCAATGATGTTGATGCTGAAAATAAACTTAGAAAAAATACTACGCACGAATGGTTTCATAATACTATTATGATATTTAGAAAAATATCAGACATAATTAAATTTTATGAAGTTTTTACAGTAGATGAGAATTTTGATGAGATCGCATACCAAAAAAAATACTCAGAAGTAAAAGATTTTTATCAACCAGTATGTAAACAGAATGGAATAGATGATAAACACAGATTGTATTTTCATTGGTATGTATATAAAAAAAATCAACTTACAATAACTAAGCCTGTTTTTAATAACTATAATCTACCCAACTTATCGTTGCTTGTTGGTGTTAAAAATAGATTTAATCAATTAAAGATTAGTATACAATCATGGATAAATCAAAAGGCTATTAAAGAGATTGTGATAATTGATTGGGACTCAGACGATTTAGATGCTAATTACTTAAAATCTTTAAGCAGTAAAATTAAACTAATACAATATAAAGACAAACAAAACTATCATATCTCTAAAGTTATTAATGAATCTATTAATAATACAAACCATGAATATATTATTAAAGCAGATGTAGATTATGTTTTTAATGGTTACTATCAACTAAATGAATGGCTTGATATTAATTGGGACACAGAATTTATGACAGGATCATCCAAATGGACAGATGTAACAAATCTAGGGTTTTTAAAATATTTAAATGGATTACTAATTTGCAAAAAACAACACATATTAGATGTTGGCATGTATAATGAAAGCTATACTAATTATGGTGCAGAAGATTCTAATTTATATAATAGACTACAAGAAAAGGGATTAACAAGAAAATTTATGCCTTTCACAGATAACATAATTCCTGTATATCACAATCCTCATACTGACTATAAGAGAGTAGAATTTTATAAAGACAAAGTTATATGAGCAGTAAAAACATTTTAATATTAGCTGAACCAAGAACAGGTAGTGCTTTATTATGTCGTATTATTTCTAGTAATTCAAATACCATAAATCTTGCGGAGTTTTTTGGTAGTGGATATAAACATATTTCTCAGCATTTAAATAGACTATCTGAATATGTAGATAAAAGATATATCTTAGGAGTAAATGATTATAAAGATATGTTATATAAACTATCTGTATTTGATTTGCCAAATCAGATTAGTAACTTTGTAGATATAGATAGTTTAAAGTTATTCTTAAAATTTAATAAACAAAATATCTGTTTGAAGATTTTTAATTCACATTTCGATAAACAAAATATAGATATTGAAGAATTGCTTGATATGTTTGACGCAGTAGTTCTTCTTTACAGACATAATTTATTGGAAACTTTTATTAGCTATGAAAGGGCAATGGACACAAATATATGGAACAGCTTGAATAAAAATTTTGATAAAAATAAAATACATAAAATACAATGGGATACAGAAAAATATAGAATATACTACGAAAGAAAAATAAATACCTATAGGAAACATTTAAGACTATTTAATAAAATTAATAAACCTAAGTTCGTTTTAAAATACGAAGATGTGTCTTCTGCGAAAAACAAATACTTATATATACAAAATCTTTTATTTGACAACCATATTCATCATACTATTCCCATAAAAGACAAAGACCCAATAGAGAAACAATCCATATATAATATGTCTGTAGCAGATAACTTTACCAATCCTACAGATTTTCTCCAAGACTATAAACATATACAACACAAGCTATACAATACAGTTTTAGAATAATTCAAGTTAACCACTTGACAAGACGATAACAATAGTATAGAATTGATAGTATCGCTTTTGGAAAACTTTTGGAGACTATTATGGCAATTACATTAGAAACTAAACCCGAGAAGAAAACTACATATTGTCGATTTAAGGCAGACGACTTCTTTCAAACCTTTCCAGTAGAGAAAGTACAATCATACAAAGATTACTGGGAAACTGTTGCACCACAAACAGACGGTGATCGTTTTCGCCGTTATCTTTTTGCATACTGTTCGGTTCATACTTCGTGGCAAGGTAATTGTCGTGGATATGAAGCAATCAAAAATTATAAAGAATGGGTAGATGACAAGGATGCTCTACTGAGCAAACTAGCTAATTCAGGAGTGGGCCTACATAATAACAGGACTAAATACATCTGGGATTTTGCAACACAATTCTGGGCCAAACCTACAGACTTTTATTTGACAACAAAAAAGTATCATGTAAAGAAGCGGGATGATATTGTTAATAGGGTTGTTGGTCTTGGTATGGCTAAGGTATCTTTTGCATTAGAAATGATTCATCCAAACTTTGCTAGAGTTTTATGTGGTGACGTACATCAATTAAGACTTTACAGCATGGAACATCTTACATATAATAAAAGCAAACAAGGCACACAAAAATATAAAAGGATGGAACAGCATTGGAGTGTAAATTGTGGCAAACTTAAAGTACCATCTTATATTGCCAGATGTGTTTATTGGGATGCTTTACAGGAAAAAAATGATAGTAGGTACTGGTCTTATGTTCTGGAGGATTAAATGGTCAAGAATCAAAATGGTAAAGGTGATACAAATAGGCCGAAAAGTGTATCATATAAACAGTGGTCTGAGAATTATGACAAAGTTTTTAGGAAGAAAAAAAAATGAATCATACTTTACTGGAAGTATTAAGCGTATGGTGGATAGTAGTAGTAATAGATTTAAGTGTAGCATGGTTTCTTTTAAGAATGACTAAAGACAAAAAATAGGTGTATTAAGTAAAGGCATTCATTTATCATACATTTACTTGGAGATTAGTATGGCTACAAAAACAAAAAATTGTGAATATAAAATGACTATTGAAAATGCTTTAAAACAATTAAAAAATATTGAGAAAACCGTTTCTGCCGAGCAAGAGATATTAAAATACGAAATAGAAGCACAAAAGGAATTAACTAATGCTAACTAAAGAATATTTATTTTACGTTATGGGATATTCAATGTACGATGCTGAACGCATTATCGCAACAACTACAGTAAAGGTTGAAAATAATGAAACTAAGTAAAGACAAGAAAAACGGAATGGTATTTGGGGTTTGTGCTGGACTTGCAAACTCTACAGGTATCGACGCTAGTATATTAAGAATCTTAGCGATTGTAGGAACATTCGCAACAGGAAGTATATTGTTGTGGATTTATCTACTACTTGCCATAATCCTTCCTATTAAAAAAGACTCTAATGAAAATACTATTTAGCCTATTATTATTTGTATTATTAACAACATCCGTATCTGCTAAAGAACTAATTATATTAAGTGCGGATTGGTGTCCTAGTTGTGTTAAACTAAAGAAGTTTTTACAATCAGACCCTAAAGAAATTAAATATTTAAAAGACATACAGATTTTAGACATTGATGAAAACCCACATTTAAAAGATAAATTAAAAGTTAGGGTTGTACCAACATCGTTCATCTTTGATGATGATGGTAAGATACAGGACAGGAAAGAAGGATTTAGTTTGTCTAGTTACAAAAGCTGGTTAAATAAGAATCAGAAATAAATTCAAGTTTAGTGGTTGACTTAGACGATAACATATTGTATAATAAAAGAAATAGGACAAGGTAGTATCAGTGATAACTGAGCCGAATCTTTTGGTTTGTTTTTGGAGGATAAATTATGGACAATAAGACCCATAGAGTTAGATGTGGTGATGAACAATTCCTAGAAGCAGTTTTTTCTAGCAGGACTTATGCAGAAATTGCTGAAAAGACGGGACAAAAGATCACTACAACAATGGCAAGGTATTCTAGGGTAAAAGCAACTCTTGCACCTAAAGGGATTGAATTGCCGAAGATGGAAAGAAAAAAGCCAGAGCATACTATAGACAGAGAAGCAGAAATGGTAGAGATTGTCAAAAGGCTAAAGTCCCATCATGCTAATTCTTAGAATTAGTAGTGTTACAAGATTTACAATGTTATTTAATTAGATTTAAATTCAAACCATCATCTTGTAGCATTTGGGGCTGTATTCCAATAGGCAGAGAAAACGGACTTAAAATCCGTACAGTGTCGGTTCGAGTCCGACCAGCCCTACTGTTAAATTTTTTAATTTTAAACTTTGAAAGGTTGATAATGAATAGTAAAGGGTTATTTATTGTTGCTGCTTTTGGCAGTTTTGTTTTGAGTGTTTCTCTTTGGTTCCTTGGCAGCACAGCTATGGCTCACGAACAAGCTATTTTTGTGGGCCTATGGGTTCCTAGTATTTTAGCATTAGGAAGTTATTTTAATGGATGATTTCGCACTCTTTGTGTGCGGTGTTGTAGTTACGCTCATCGGTGGGATGGGCGTAATTACTTCTCAGGTTTTTATGGGATATTTTCAATATTTGGAAACTGAAAGACTTAGACAACTAAAAAAAGCCCAAGCACAAATACTAGAATTGCAGAAACAACAGGAACAAGAAAATAATGACGCGACCAAACAGACTGTGTAATGCCTTTGCGCCAAATACAAATGACAAATCTGTAATAAGAGGTTTTGAAATTATTACTTGTCGAGAAATGAATGACTATAATGGAGGGACTATTATAGAACAGCTGAGAACAGCAGAAGACTTTTTAGATACTGATGAGTTTGGTTTAGATGAGCCATTCTATAGAATCTTTGCCGTATACAAGAAAGACTATCATAAAGCAAGAAAAGCAATAGGAGACTATTACGATATCAAAGAAGCAACGACATTTATATCAGAATTGACTGGTTCTAAGGTAGATATCTATTCTTATTAATTTTAACAAAATACTAACAATGCCGAACTTGATTTTTTATTCGACAATGGGTATGATAAGACTTAGGGGTTTCATAAGTTGTTACCCTCCCGCCTATACTTCCCCACATAAGAGGAATTTATAATGAAAAATCGCAAAGGTTTTACTCTCATCGAATTACTGGTAGTTATTGCAATCATCGGCGTTTTAGTAGGATTATTATTACCTGCTGTTCAATCCGCAAGAGAGGCAGCACGAAGAATCTCCTGTTCTAATAATTTAAAGCAACAAGGTTTAGCTATGCACAATAGTATGGATTCACAAAGATGTTTTCCTGCTGCTTCTTGGACGATTGACTCTGCTGGAAAATCTAGCACAGGTAATCGTTCTGGCACAGAACATAGTTGGAGAGCATTTGTGCTTTCTCAAATGGAAGCGGGAAATGTTGCAGACATATATGACTTTAATAAAAACTGGTGGGAGAATACTCAAGCTATTTCTTTTGCACCTTCTTCATTTAAATGTCCTTCTGCGTTACCTGCTGCCGGTGGTTATGCTAATGTTGATGGGCCTAGTAGAGATGACGATAGTGCTGCTATAAGTATGAATCCGAATAATCTAGGATATACAGACTATGAAACCTTTACAGGTGTTAAGAGCAAAGTGTTTCCTGCTGCTTCCGATATTTATGCAGCAAAGGATAGAAACGAAGGATGTCTAATTAAAGATGCCGTAACTAGAGATGCTCATATCAGAGATGGATTTTCTAATACTCTTTTAATTATAGAGTGTGGAAGCAGACCTGATACTTATAAGGCTGACACTAATAATGGTAGAACTCCTACTGGTGATACTAACCAGTGTATTGGATGGGCAGATAGTGTGGGGCCATTTAAGTTAGATGGTATGGATAGTAATGGAGACAAGTGTAAGAATTGTGCTGGTAATATTCCTTTTGGAGTTACTAATAATGGTGAAGCATTTAGTTTTCATCCCGGTATTATGAATGCTTGTTATGCTGATGGTTCAGTCCGAACTATTAATGAGAATGTTGATCTCGGAGTTTTTGCTGCTTTAATTACAAGAGCAGGTGGAGAAGTTAATAGTAACTAATATTTAGCTTGGTAAAATGATTAATAATGATTATTTGGTAGATATGAGTTGGTGCGACTCTGGTGGGTATTGTGATTTTATGCCCATCAGAGGAGAAGACAATTTAGGATTTAAAAGTTTTAAAACAAAAAACAGAGCATTAGAATCTATAGACAATCAGCTAAAATTAGCCGAATTTAATCTTGCTCCGAGAATCGCCACAGACCTGTGTAAAATACCATACTCTTATGACCCAGAACTTTTAAAACATTGGACTCCAGATGAAACTGTGACCTCTTGGGGATATGTGACAGAGAAGGCTATGCTTGTTGATGTAGACGATACCCCTTATAATAAACTACAATCCCTTGTGGATAATATAAGAGATAAAACAGGACTAAAGTTTTGGGATTGCCATTGGACAAATATTGGTTATATTAAAAGAGGACGCAGAAAATTATTAGTATGTATAGATACAGGTGCAGAAAGTTTTACTCCATATTGTAATGCTTGGGGTTATGAAGAACCGGGGCCAAAATGTCCATATTGTGATGAGTACCAATGTTATTGTTCAGTAGTTTTACCTCATGAGGATTGTGTTCAATGAAATATGTTGTAACAGGTGGTGCTGGATTTATAGGCTCTAATTTAGTAGATTTACTATTATCTGAAAATCATGAAGTCATTATCATTGATAATCTTTCTACTGGTAATATGGATAATCTTAGCGAAAAAGCCTGTGAATCTTTTATATATAAAGATATTGCTATGGCCTTACCTCAAGAATTAAATAGAATTTGTGAAGATGCTGATGGTATTTTTCACATGGCGGCACTGCCTAATGTACAATCTTCTATAGAAAAACCTATTCAAACTATAAATGCCAATTTAATATCTACAATCAAAATGTTAGAAGTGTCAAGAAAACATTCTATTAAATTTGTTTATAGTGGTTCTGCTTCTTGCTATGGAACCACAAATAAAACCCCTACAAACGAAAATGAAACAGTAAAACCTTTAAGTCCTTATGCTTTAAATAAATACCAAGGGGAAGAATATTGCAAATTATACTCTAATATATATGATATAAGCACGGTCTGTTTAAGATACTTCAATGTTTACGGTTGTAGAATGGCGCATACAGGAGCATATAAAAGTGTTTTAAGTGTGTTTTTGCAAGCATATCGTGATAAAAAACCTTTTAATGTTGTAAATGACGGTACACAGACAAGAGACTTTATTCATTCTTATGATGTTGCTAGAGCAAATATATGTGCTATGAACACTAATATAAAAGCAGAAATGCCTTTCAACATAGGTAGTGGCAAAGGCTATTCTGTAAATGATATAGCAGATATGTTTAATGCAGAAAAAAGATATGGAGAAAAAAGGATTGAACCAAAAAACAGTTTGGCGAATATTAGTAGGGCAAAATTATTATTACAATGGAAACCCGTGATTAAACTAACAGAATGGATTAAGGAGCAAATATAATGCCATATATAGATGAAGACGCAAGATTTGAACTTGATACTTGCATAGAGAAAATGACTGAGTGTTTAACGCTTGGTCATATAAATAACAAGAACGATATAAGTAATGAAGAATTTCTGTCTATTGCAGGAGAAATAAACTATACTTTTAGTAGAATACTTGGGGGTTGCATGAAAGATGTTTCTTATGGTAAGATTGTCATTATTACTGGTGTATTAGAAAATATAAAGCAAGAATTTTATAGACGCATTGCTGAACCTTATGAGAATAAGAAAATAACTGAGAATGGTGATATAAAAGAGTATAAATGATATAGAGGTTATCTTATGTCTGGTAGAGAATTAGATAAAATAAATAAAGACATTGTTAATTTAATTAAACAAACCAAATCCATAGACGAAAAATCTGACAAACATAATAAAGAATTTTCTGAAATTAAAAAAATTCTAAAAAGAATAGAACAAAAGGTTAATGAAGTATCTAATAAAGTTCAAGAATTTGAAATTATTTTAGACACAGCAGAAGCCCTTGAAGAACATCTGGAAGAAAAAGAAGAACAAGAAGGATACGATACAGAATGGAACCCCTATGAAGATGAAGACTATAATTCAGAAGGTTATGAAGAGGGAGACAACTACGACGACAACTATTGATATCCTTTAAAAAGATTAATGCTTGACACAAGCAATAGCCGATGTTATACTTAGGCTATCACAGGAAAATTAACTCTTTGGAGCATATCACAGATGAAACTTGCAGATCGTACAGTAGAAATTCATTCCAGCGGTGTTGATGCTAGTAATCAATTTAGCATTGCACAAACCAGTAAAATGTTTAAGATTTTGTCAGATTCATTGTATTCTGACAAGGTGATGGCAGTAATTCGTGAACTTTCTACAAATGCTAATGATGCTCATGTCGCATCAGGCAACAGGAATCCTTTCAAGGTCAGCTTGCCTACACAAGCAAACCCTAACTTTACGGTGAGAGATTATGGTACTGGATTATCTCAAGAAGATATGGAAGAACTCTATACAACTTATGGGGCTAGTAACAAGAATGACAGTAACGATTTTACTGGTTGTCTTGGTCTTGGTTCTAAGAGTCCATTTGCTTACACTAAAAGTTTTAGTACAACTTCTTTCTTCAATGGCAAAGCGTACAACTACATAGCAGCTATGGATGAAGGCGGCGTTCCTAGCCTGAGTTTGTTTGGAGTCACTGTTACTGACGAACCTAATGGTCTTGAAATTAGTTTTGCAGTAAAGCAGAGTGACTTCCAAGAGTTTACTGAAAAGTCTAAGAGAATCTTTCATTACTTTAAGACTAAGCCAATGATGGAGGGTGGTACTTGTAAACTTCTTGATAATCATACTTATTCTCATACTAATACTATTGTAGAAGGGACTAACTGGCGTGTTGGTAGAATATCTGATAATGATGACAAGTATCCTAGTACATATAACAGTCCCGGTGCTGGCATTGTGGCTATCATGGGCAATATTGCGTACCCAGTAGATTCCGATAA